ATGTTGAATTGCTCCAAAATCCCTCCGGGATCTGGCCATTCAGTTCGCCTGTAAACACCGTCACTGTGTAACTCATGGCAGTGATAAAAGAGATCCAGCCAAAGTGAGGCGGGCCATCCGGCTATCAGAGCCTCTATCGATCGGTCCCGGCCTGCTCTTCCATAGAACCAGATAGCCCGCCCGAGTTTTTTGCCTCTCCTGAATCAAGTGCCGAGATCGAAGCAATTTGAGTAATAATTGCAAGGGTAAGAGGGAGCAATGCGGGTTCTTCTGACAAATCCTCAAACGTGGGCGGTTTGCCATTGATCGTAATGCCCGTAATATTCCGCACATGATTAGGAAATAAATGTTCTGCCAAGCCCTGCAATTCAAATGCCTTATCTGCGAGTTTCCCGATTTCTTCCTTGTTCATGCTCTTCTTGATAGTGGGCATTTTCTCTGTCAGGAATGGTTGAATCGCCATCATAGCCTTTCTTTTAAAAGGCCGGATCTCCATTGAAATCTTCTCACCTCGCAGCTCGGTCTCAAATGCCTGCCAGTCTATGATTAATTCCAGCGCCATAATCCTCCTAATATGTTGATAAAGTGTTGACCAGAGTACACAGCATCGCACCTAGCGATGTCACTTTATACTCTGCGTGAGCCGTGAATGCCGCTTCTATAATTCCGGGACCTCCGATATTCACCGGAAACGTGTCATAAACAACCTGGGGCAGACTAATTTCTAGTTCCGTATCGTATCCCGAGCCGCACTTCTGCCCTGCCACCGTAATGACAAACGCTTGTGCAGTTGCGGAGGTACAAATGTCAAATTGAGTATCATCAATAAAGAGCATTGTACCGGCTATTTCAATCCGTCTTTTGCCCTCCCGTAAGATCCGGCTCGCGGTTTTAACGCCATCGATCATGCCTCTAACAGCGAGATTATTGTTCATCGTAATTGTGATATTCGAAAGCTCATCAATCGCATTACCACCTATTTGTATGCTTACCTGATCCCAAGCCCATTCGGAGCCAACTTCATATGAGGCCCCTGTTTTCGCAACCTTTGCATACTTGCCGCCAAGTAAACCGGCGGTGGCTTTTATCATCGTGCCGCGAGCGATTTCTATGGTCAGCGTATTAAGCAGCATGTCATGGTATTGATGGGCGCTACCTGCAGCCCGGTATACCTCGACCGTCATCGGCGGGACTGCTGCAAAAACATCGAAGTCTCCGGGGTCTGGCCAAAAGACATGACTATAATGTGAGGCTACCGCGGTGGCTGCATAAGACGCTACACCGGTCCACGCCTTCAGGAATTTACCGATCAATACCGGATGAACCGGCACCACGACATCGCCCGCAATTTCATGAACTCCCTCATACGTGGGAACTTCATCGATATGCCCCGCTGCCATACCTTCATTGGGAAGTCTTTGAATATTTTCCGCTAGGGTCTCACTGATAAGCGGAAAATAATGAAATGAACTAATATTTGCCGTGCCAAAGGAAGTCTGCATAGCAATTCCTATATGGCCTAGCATTCCGTATGCTGTCATTGTTCTTCACCTCCAGTCTCAGGTGGTTTGTCTTTTTGTGTTTCGGTTTTCTTTGGATGCACTCGTTGGGCACGTCCTTGTCTGACATACTCCTCACCCAATTCCTTCTCAACGTCCTTAATCATTCCGCTGATCATCAGACCGAGCTTCGGGACGTATCTTTCCCCCTCAATCCATTCTATTTTCATGCTCTCACCTCTGTTTTAATCGTTATGATTGCGGCATGGAAATATATCTGTGCCTCCTCATCTTCATTATATTCATACTTGACCTCATAGCCCATAGTCATGCTTACGGTGCCATTGAGGTTTTTATTGGCCGTGAGTACGTCCATGATCTCTTCTTCCGCATCCTGCAAGCGGTCCTCTGCATCGGCCCCGCTCAGAAGGCTCGCCGCCTGGATCTCCACCATGAGGGAAGGATGAGCCAGCCAGGGTGTTGAGCCTGTCGTATATGCATCATAATCCAGACCCCCCCGATAAATGCCGATCCACCCTTTACCCCGGGCTGCAATGTTCGGATCCTCGTTGCGTTTCGGATTCCGCTCGATGATATAATCCGAGAGGTTATCATCCAGGATTGTCTTGACGGCCTTGGTTATATCCTTCATGTTGATCATTTCAGAATCTTCCTTACAAATTTTTCATAGAGTTTCTTTATCTCCGGGCCGATCTGTTTTTGAGTCGGAAGTATCCGGCGAACCGGTAGGTTATCCTTGCCGAAATGGTGCTTGTAGGCATAATCCACACCGGCTTGAATCTTGGCAACCCAGGGGTCCCAGAAGTGCTTCCACCTGCTCCGCATGGTTCCCGTATCTTGCAGGATCATTATCTTACCCGTTTTCTTCGGACCCTTGCGCCTCAACATAATTGTCATAGGTGAAAGTTCCTTCCACCCGGTGCCCGGGTGGGCGAGCTTGCCCTGTGACTGGAAATTCTTTTGAATCCACCTATCCGTCACGGCGATTGCCTGAGCATTTACGGCACGCCTATTATTTAACTGCTGTATTCTGGAATCCAGGTGGTGCTGTAATTGTTTAATTCCGATCATCGTAAACGATGCAAGTCTAGACATTAAGTTCTCTCATCCTCCAAGGCTTCCAGGAGCCCGGAACTGACTCGCGTGAAAGCGTTTTCCGCTCCGAGCATAGTATGTACCGGGTGATAATCTTCCAGGTTTGACCAGATTTGTGCGGTCTGTGCCGATGGTGCGATTGTGGTTCCTGACCCAGTGTAAATGTATTCCTTGCCGCCCTTGATATCGTCAATCCGGCCTATCACCACATTATGGATTTCTTTAGCGCTTTTCGGAATCCGTGTCTTGAGCGCATTGTAGTATGTCAGATCAATGGCCAGATCCTTAATCGTGGGGTGCGAGGCCGAGAAGGGAACGGAGAAATGCGAAGCAAGCCGGCCATTTAACTCCATCTCTGCATAGTATATCAAATCGCTGCTGACTTCAATCTCAGTCTTGGCCCAGGTCTTGATTATGGGATATCTGATAATGACTTCTTCATAGTCGGTATAAGACATTTCGCACCTCTAACTTGTATCCAGGCTTTTGGTGATATGCACCTCTGCCTTGTCTTCCGGTTTTGCGGGTACGGTAAACTTGCCGCCTGATTCCGGGGAAATCTCGAATTCGATGTAATATTTGCCTATGGTATCGGTATCTCCCGACTGCCAGGCATATTGAAATTTCCCGGTTGTGGCTGGCGTGATACTGATTCCCGTAGTTTGCCGGTTGATTTTGAGCGCCCCGGATTTGGCGTCTTTCATGGTACAATAGACGGTTGCTCCATCGATATCCACCACATCGCCTGCAGCATCCTTAACTTGACCGTAATAATAGGGCTGCAGGTCATTTTGTTTGATATAGACAGTTTCAATGCTCATGGCAGAAATTCTCTCCTATCAGTATCTTTCTCAAATATCCGCCGTGTTGTATCCTTATGAAATAGCCTGATATCTGTATCCTTTTCAAACACTCGCCTAGCTCCTTCAATCTCGATTGCCACGGCTGTATAGGTTCCATATTCCGGCCAAAAATCCTCGGCCCAGAAATTATCAGGCCAGAACTGCGAAGGCCAAAAGCCAGCGGGCAATAAGGCCATTAGCTGCCATCCAATGTATTGACGGCGGTACGGTTGCCATCCGAATCCACAGTTACAATTAACCGACTCTTTGTATCATCTATACTTCGGAAATGCAGAGTTGCGCTACCGCCCCCGCTCGTGATTCCGGTGAGCATGGCCATATCAATCCGCTGTTTTTCAATAAACGGATATCCGCTTTCAATTTCCGTATAGAAAAGACTGCTTACCCGTACATCCGCCGAAGTTATGGCATTCATGACCGTTTGCGAAGTCGGAAGCGTAAGGATATGCGCGTTCAAATTTTGACTCGTCGGCAATGTAACAACATGAGCCTGTAACGTCAGACTTGACGGAAGTGTAGCGATCAGACTGGCCAATGCGCTGGAACTGGGTATAGATCCACTCGCCGGAAGTGTGCTGATTTGTGCTTCAAGTGTCTCGGACGTAGGCAAGGTAGCGATCAGATCCGCTAAAGCACTGGAACTGGGCAAGCTGCCTGATAGCGGTAATGTCACAATATGAGCATTGAGCGTTTCAGACGTGGGCAAAGTCACCATGTGCGCTTTAAGTGTCAGACTTGTCGGTAAAGTAATGATATGAGCGTTCAAGGCCAAGCTTGTCGGCAAGGTACTGATTTGAGCCTGTAAGGTCAAAGAATTCGGAAGTGTGGCAATCAAGTCGGCAAGCGTGGAACTATTCGGCAATGAGCCGCTTATGGGTAATGTGACGATGTGCGCGTTTAGAGTTTCGCTAGTCGGAAGCGTGACAGCATGTCCTTGCAACGTGAGACTAGTCGGGAGTGTCACAATGTGAGCATTCAAGGTCAAGCTCGTAGGCAGCGTATCAATATGCGCTTTCAAATTCTCTGAACTTGGTAGATAACCAAGGAACGCATCATAACAGGCCGATTGCACTTCACTTGCAGAGGCCCCGCCCCCGGCTACCCCCTCGCTGATACCTTGCAGGGAATCATCGGAACTGACGAAAGCCGACATATTGCCACCTGCCGCCATGAGTAAGGAAAGAACGCTGAAATCTGCTACTTCCGCCGTGAGATCCGAACTATCCGCAACCACCGTTTTCATAAGGTGATTTAGATTGAAATCATCTACCACCTGAGCGCATGCGCTTTGTACTTCGGCTGTAGAGGCTCCCCCGCCTGCCGCACCTTCAGCAATGGCTTGTAAAGCATCATCGCTGCTTACAAATGCGCTGACATCTCCCCCAGCCGCGATCATGAGGCCCAAAACGCTGAAATCCGCAACCTCAGTTGTCAAATCGCTACTGTCCGCCACAACCGTTTTCATTAGGTGATCGAGGTTGATATTAGAGAGGGCGACGCCTGCAATGATTCCGACCGCCTCAGAGTTGGGCAAGGTTATGATGTGAGCATTTACTGTTTCACTGGTTGGCAACGTGATAATATGTGCGTTTAGAGTCTCGCTGTTTGGCAAAAGTCCGATTTGCCCATTAAGCGTTTCAGAATTCGGAAGCGTATCGATCCATCCCTTGACAGTAAGGCTGTTCGGGAGATCGGCAACCATTCCGCTTGTAGGGCTTATCCCGAACCAGGCATCCACCTGCAGGCTGCTTGGCAAGTCAGCTACATGCCCAGAGAGCGGTAAAGTCAAAATGTGAGCATTTAGAACTTCACTACTTGGAAGCGTTAAGATATGAGCGTTGAGCGTTTCGCTATTCGGCAAATCTGCCACATGGCCCGAAAGTGGCAAAGTAACGATATGATCATTCAAGACGCTACTCGTGGGGAGCGTAATTATGTGCGCGTTGAGTGCTTCGGACGTTGCCAGGGTGAGAATATGAGCGTTGAGCGTTTCCGAATTTGGCAGAACACTGGCCAGAGCCCAGGGGTAATCATCATATTTGCTGTGCCAGAATGCCGAAGTGACCACCGCCACAGTGTCAAAATATGGGAGGCACTTACTGTCATCTTGAATAGCGATGCCCATATCGCCATAAGTATCCATATTTGAGTTTGTGAGCGTGAGATTATAATGGCCATCCATGCTCTCGATTGCCGCCCAGCTATTCGCCGAGATACTTACAGGTGTCACATTTCCATATTTTCTAATGGCCTTTTCATCGGCCCCCGAAAGCGTCAAATCCGTTACCGGTGTCAGACCGTCTGAATTACTCACAATCGGCCCTACTGGAAATGTAATTATAGTTTTGCCGATTAATTCTTTTTTGCTCATCTTAATTTCTCAATAATCTATTGTAATAAGCGATTCTAGGGAGTATGGAGATTTCTCCCCCCGCCGTCACAATCTCACTCGCCCCGATATACCAAGTTGAGCGTGTTTGCCCCTCTATATCATCCGTAAATGTACCGCTTAAATCCTCCCCATCATCCACGATCGCCAAGTTTGTTACATCTCCATCAGAATCTAAGCGGTAATCGTCATTAGCATAATCCTTAAAAACTGAATTGGTATGGACGTCCTTGCTCTGATAGGCTTCATCGGGAGAAGTATCATCTTCAGAGATGTTGTAGGCATGAGTACCAAATCCTCCACCGGCATCGGAGTAATCCTCACCACCAGCGTCAGCTTGACAGAGGTTATTCTTGACTGTTAGTGTTCCAACAACCTCAGCCGTGAGTTCTCTAATATTATTATAATTGCCGATACAGGTATTGTTTAGAATATATTTATCTCCAGATGAATCGCCTGAAACTCCTAGTCCGTGGTAATTAGCGTTTGTAAATCCATAACAAATACAATTCCTTACATTTATATTCCTTGCTGCACCGTGATGATCGATGCCCCAACCAGAACTAACATCCCCTTTGAGGAGGAGGCGATTCAAGGTCATTACGCCAGTATCAGCACCATCTCGCAACTGTACACCAGAGTTATAGGATCCTGATATATCAAATGCTAGATTTGACACTTCAATATTGTCGAATTTTCCTGCAATGCTTTCTTTAAATTGGATTATATCCCAAGTACCCATATTTATTCTGGCTCCATTCCCATATGCCCCTCCATTATGTTCATCTCCACTCTGAGCTGTGAGTTTGAAAAGATAAGTAGCTGTATCAACATCAAAATATACTTCAGCGGTAGTACTTGTTTCTTCATTATTGTGTTCCCCTGTGAGATTGCCTGTCAATGGGCCGGTGCCTGGATCGATGATATCTGCTTCAAAGGCGTTGACTGTATCGTAGTTAAGACCAGAACCGATTGAGAATGTTCCTTCTGCAATCGTGCCCTTTGACAAAGTATAATCTGAAGGCAATCGTTGACCTACATATTCATTCTTGATAATCTGATCAAAGGCTCGTTCTATATAAATTAAACCAGGATCTTTTTCCTTGTTGTAGATTGCATCAAACTGGCTTTTGGTAATAAGACCAAGATCAAGTAGTAACTTATAGTCAATGAACCAATCTCGCCGCCTGAGTCGTTTTTCATCAAGTCTTGCTGTGCGTTCCCAGGGATATTTCCCTTGAGAATCTACAGCCACAAGATATTTCTTGATGTTGTCATAGACCTTTTGACCAGGCCATTTCCAATTGGTAGAACCACGTAACTGCCAATAATCACCTGGTAATGTGAGGACACAATGATGCTTCCTGGTGATACCACCATTATGAAATCCATCAGGGCGAATGTCGATTATCTGACCATCACGCCAATATCTGGGGTCTTGTGAACCACCAACTTTGAGTAGAAGTTCCATTTACTTCCTTATTGCATCAAGAATCACTCCGAAGAAACACGGAGGCCGCTGTATGGGTCCGATTTTCCCTTGTACAAAGGGACGGCTAGATCAGACCAGACCTCCCCGTCGAAACTCGCCTTTGCGTTAAAGATTATTTTCGGCCCAGCTGGGTCAAATCCGGGTAAAGCGTGATAAACCGAACCATCAACAGCTGCATCTTCTACGGGTTGCTCTACCCCATTGATAATCACAATTACCTTTGTCACGCCAGGATTAGGGTCACTGACCAGATAATATGTCTGGCCGAATGCCAGCACGGGCAGCAAAAGCGCCATGAGGCATATACCTATTAGAAAAGCTATTGTTTTCATACTAGATACCTCCTAAAAGTATTTCTCCTGATAAATGTTTGTCTTGGCATCGATGAGTTTCGCTGTCAAAACCTTGATGTCTTCCTTATTCATAAACGTGCCGTCAAAGATATTCTCTACAATCCGGCCCTGATGCTCAAGGGAGGCCATGATACTCGAATTGACCCGGCCCCTTCCTGCCTCATCCAGATTCGGGGCAAGATTAGAGGCCAGATCCAGATAAGAAAACCTGATCCCCTGCCCGTTATTCAGAATCTTCACGGCCTCGCTGTAATACTGCATTCCGTCAATGCACATCCTGAGCTCATCCTTTACCAGTAGGTCGCGCCAGAGTTTCACGGCTTCTTGAGCGTATTGTTTGAGTTGTTCAGTGAATTGCCCGCCGTTGCCTTCCAGGGTGTATTTGATATGATGGATAAGGTCACGCATCCAGAGAAAGCAACCGAGCCGCCGTTCTGGGTACTTCACCCGGTCCGCTTGCATAAGTGGCCAGTTGCGCTGAAACCGTGCCCGCCTGATCAGCTCCGTTGCATACCCCGTGTGCATAATAGCGATGTCATCCAGCACACAAATCTTGCTGATACCGCTATTCATTTTCTCTTCCGGATGCTCGTGAACCATGCCAAAGAACCGGATTCCCTTGTGATTGCGAAATATCCGGGCCGGGAGGTCCGTCTTGAACAGAGCTGCCGGTTCCGTTGCGTAATGATGCTGTCTGACCGAATATCCGTTATAACAATTCTGTCTCAAATGCTGTGGCAGGTTCCGGGCGTTTTCAAGAGTTTCGTCGCTATCAATCCATAAGATCCAATCCATGACCGCTTTTTCGATTGTCCGGTTGCGGGCCTCGTCAAAACCTTGTTCAAGAGGCGACTTGATCTTGAAAGTCTGTGCTCCGAATTTCTTGGCCACACGTTCGGTCTCATCGGTCGTGGTCTCATCAATGCCGATAATAATCTCATCGGCAATAGATTGAATCGTTTGCAGGGTCTTCCCGAGCGTATATTCAACATCCTTGGCAATCATACAGACTGAGAGTGTTTCCCGTGGTGCCTGGCTTATGAGTTTTCGCTTATAATTGATCTCGCCCGTGGGAAGACCCGAGCTCTGAAAGGTCAATAGCCAGTGACCGACATAGCCCTTAAAGGTGTAAAGGCTGGGTATGGCGATCAGCTTATAATCTCGCTGATTGCCCCATATCTCAAAAATGTCCTGCCGCTCGAAGTGGTGAATATGCGAACGCCATCCTTTTTCCTCTTCATATCCGAGAGCCTCCCATGCACCGGAGGGAACAGTAATAAGCATGTGACCGTTTGGCTCAAGATGCTGCATAAGCAAATCCGAAATCTCGGCCACATTTGGTATGTGTTCAAAAAGTTCTGAGGCAAGAATCATGTCGTATTTGCCTAATTCCTGGTGCATTTCCTCAAGTTTTCCGCAAATGAATTTCACCCGACCTTGAGTATTGGCCTGTTTCTCCCAGGCGCGAGCCTTGTCAATATTCGACTGCATGAAATCAAGGCCGGTGAATCTGGCTTCAGGCATCCTGCCGGCGAGATTCATCGTATAATGACCGTGAGCGCATCCGAAGTCGAGTACGTTTTTCGGCTTCAATTCCTGTATTTTCTGAAACATCTGCATAAATCGGCCATTACGTCCAAGATCCTCCGGGCCATAATGCACACCCTTTTTCTCTTCGTGGGCGTAATACCGTGTGTAGTGGTCTTCATACTCACCGGAGAAATAGAAATAATAATTCTTTTTGAGATCGGGCCGGGTCTTTTCCGCTCCGTCCTTAACTGCCGCCACAATATCGCTTTGCTCTTCAAGGTGCTTGTGTAAGCGATAGGTGTTTGCACTCCGTTCCCTGAGCATGTCTTCAAACTGCTTTTCCCATTCTGCCGCGATATCGGGCCACGCCTGCCGCTTTGCTTTGGCCTTTTTGTGTAGCCCTATCCATTTATGCAGGGCCGTTCTCACAGTCTTTGCAAAGAGCTTCTTATCGACCCCGCCGTCTTTGTCTAGATCAAGCAGGATCGCGCCCGCTTCATTCATCGTTTCCGGGAGGGCCGCCGTCTTGAAGGCAATAAACGGGGTCCCGCAGGCGTTAGCCTCAAGTGCTACCATGCAACTCGTATCTTCAAAGGTCGTGGGGTAGACATAAAGCATACACCGGGCCATGAGTTCGGCAAGTTGCCGTTTCCCGAGAGGCCCCACGTTTGTCACGTTCTTTCGGTCATCACAGCATTTCCAGAGATATTCATAATACTGCCTTAGCTGCGGGACTGTGTTATCATACCCGCAGACGTATAAGTGACAATTAGGGAGCTCATCCATAATGCCTTTGTCGCCCACGAGATTTTCAAGACCCCGCTCCGGGCGCGAGGCATAGATGAGGGAATTCGGCTCACGGTCGAAAAGTTCAAGTCCTTCATATTCCTGATAATCGATGCCGTTCTTTGTGGCCGTGATATATTCTTTTGGGATTCCATAAACATCCGAGACCTGCCGCTTGTGGAATTCCGAAACCGTGAAGACCTGATCAACATACATGAGTTGCGCTTGCACCATCATGCCATGGCGATGCAAAGCCAGATCATGCAACCACCACACATTGAGCTTACTGTTAATGATTTGCGTGAATGAATGCCAGTGACGCTGTGCAATCACTACATCATAGGGTGCTCTCATGACGTAATGGAAGCGATCACCAAGAGGCATATTTTCTCTTGGAGTGCCTAAAAACTCGTAGGTCACGCCATCCCATTTGCCGCATTGCTGCTCATTTGTAAAAACGATTACACTATGGCCGCGCTTTACGAGTTCGCGGGCCATGTAATACCCGGCGCTTTCCGATCCTCCGAGACTTTTACCGTCTGGAATGGTTGCGCCGTTAAATGGCATGCCGGGAATTGCCATTGCGATGTGCATACAGTCCTCCTCTCTTAGATGCTGTCGATTTGCAATTTGCTTCTTATCAATCCGATAAGGGCATCTTTGTTGATGTATTTGGGCGGTAATTCAATGCCCATTGCCTCTGCCTGTTTTTTCAATTCCTTGTAAGTTAAATCCTTAAGGTCAATCCTGGTCTCTACCCCTTCGCCCTCGTCCGCCGTATCAAAGACTTGATCGGGCCGGGGCAAGTCTGCTTCGGTCAAACCCCGTTTGAAATCGTCTTCCGTGGGCTTCATGAGACCTTGTCTGATTGCGTCATCTCGTAACATGATTTTCCTCTTTTGGAAGGGGGCCCGGAGGCCCCCGATCCGGTTAAAGGTTACACACTGGTTACATGAGTCATGAGAAAGGCGAGATTCTTGGCCGTAATCTTCTCATCCTGGTAGTAACCAAGCTCGATTTCCTCGCTCTTGGTCTTCGGGTCAAACGGATGCCGTTCTGCGATCATGTTCGGCAAGCCCGGTTTGGTCCATCTGAAGGAGTACATAAAACTAGGTTCCTCAATGCTCGGGCTGGCCGGTGCATAATAAAACAAGACATGATCACCCCAGAGCGGGCTTAATGATGCGGTTTGACCTTCCTGCGTGGTGCTGTAGTAGGCCCTTCCGACATGGAACGCATCAAGCTCGAAAATTCGCTTGAACTGCTCCACACTGGCATATCTGACACCCACTTCACCAGGTGCCCCGGCATAACCGTATATGATTGAGATCACGTCGGCATGCTGCCTGAAATTCCGCCATGCCAGCTCGCTCATAATGCAGCGGTTTGGCCTGTATCCTGTTGAATCCTGGACGTTAGCGACTGCCTGCCAGCAATCGGCCAACGGAGTGCTATAACCGGTTCTGTGCTCTATCCAGTCAGACGTGATAGTGGCATAAGAGCCACAATTGCTTCCACTGGTGCACCTTAGAGCTACCCGTTGCTCCCAGGACAACATGAGTTTGCTTTTGATGAATTTTGTCCGGCCTTCCCGCATGTTACCGATGAAAACCGGGTCCATATTTTCGCGATCCTCAAGATTCAAGGGCATTTTGAGAGCGTAATTCTTCGCGTTATAGCTTTCAGATGAGACACTTCGCTCGATCTTGTTCGCTTCATCTCCTGGTGCCCTCTTGTCATCCTCAATCCTGAAAGCGTCCGCATGACTCCAAATGATGTAAGTATCGCTTTGTTTTCCCACCGAAACGATGGGGGCAATAACATCGGCAATCATGCCTTTAGGTTCGTAATTGATCGCCACATTCGACAAATGCTGATCAATATGCAGGTCGTGACCTGTTGCTCCTCCTCCTGCCATTTTCGTTCACCTCCTAGCTTATAATGAGTCCACGCTTTGATACATGGGCGCTGCAAAGTTAAAGAATCCTGTTCCGATACTGCCACTGGTTGCGGCTGTTGCCCCCCCCCGGCCTATCGTGTAATAACCGCTGGCAGCGGTTACGAAATACCCCGAGGTCGTGACCCTGAGCTTGTTACCGACACCGATCGCAAGCCCGGCACGATACTTGAATTCTCCGATTACCCCATAATCAACGTGCTCATTGTTTTTGGCTTTGTTAAGAATGATTCCACCGGCCTCATGAGAGCTATTCGCTATCTGGCCATCATCCAGGGCGATAGCGAAATACTGGTGAGTATCAAGAGCTTCACCGGCTTTGATTGTACTTGTAACTGCAAGTTGTCCTTGTACTGCCATAAAACTTCACCTCCTACATTGATGTAACAGCGCCTATGATCCCGCCGAGAAATATGGCTGCTCCGACGTCGGCACTTCCGATATTTTCCAATGCTCGGGCTACGCTATAATCACCGGAAGCGACTGGAGTGAAATAACCGGAAGTTGTCACAGTCAAATTATCGCCATAGGTACACACTACTGCTGGACCCAGTCGCACCTCCATGACACCGGCTATGCCAAAATTCCGAGCAGTCCCGGCGACTGCCGCGCCTAAAGCCACGGCATTGGCCTCTATGCCAAGATCGGCCTGTTCGTGATCATTCAAAGCCATGGCCGTCCCTGCAATCATGGCAACACTTGACGTCATTGAATAGATCCAAATATTTGACTTGTCTGATCCAGTCGGAATGTTAAAAAGCCCTGTTCCCAGTGACCCGGAGGTCACGGTGGCTTTGGCTTCTCCTAAAATCGGATCGTTGCTATCGGCGGTTGTAAACCAGCCGGAAGTTGTTACTGTTAGCTTTGCGCCCTTTGAGATTGCCAGCCCGGCGGCAAACTTCAATTCGCCTATATACCCGAGCGACAGGAATTCCCCGCTCTTGGGTTTATTCAGCAAAATGCCGCTTGTTTCCTCGCCGTTATTGGCGAGCAATCCGTCAACTAGGGCGATAGCGTGATACTGAAAAGCAGACGTGTTCAAGTCTTCTTTGGCCTGTATTGTCGTGCTAAATCGCACATTCTGAGTGGCCATGTACTATCACCTCCTATATATGACCTTCTTACAGGTCTTCGTAAGCATATCGTTTGGCAAGATCCGCATCGCCTTCAAGCACGGCCTTGGAAGCCTCGGCGTAGTTCACGTCCTTATGATCGGCCATGTACTTCTTGGTCTTGGCCGTGAGTTCCTCGCCTACGGTCTTGTATTCCTTCTGCTCATCGCCAGTGCCTTCCTTGCCCTTTTCGGTGATATCAAACACCTTGGCATGAGTTTCAAAGCACTTCTTGAAGGCATCGAAGGTGATCGAGAAACCATGATCATCCGTATAAACGTGCTTCTCCAAGTCGTTGACCAGGATATCGCGGGCCGCGGGTGTCATCTTGCCGTCTTTGACCATCTGCTCGCAGAACGTCTTGATTTCATCCGTCCGGGCCGTTTTCAGACCATCGGCTTTCTCTTTCTTCAAAGCCTCGGCCTCGGCCTTGTAGGTCTTGCTCTCGCCTTCCGATTTTGTTAAATCGGCTTTTGCCGCATTCAGCTCATCAGTGAGCTGCTTAATCTTTTCATCAGACATTTCTTCAACCTCCTCGTCTGTTTTAATTTCCCCGCTTTCATTGACTTCAAAGCTATAACTGGCCATTTTCTCAAACGTCCCGACTTCGGGAGTCATGGACAGATAGGCTTCCAGGTCTGCAAGATTACTGACGGCGGGGATATCTGCGCCTAGTAAACCGACGGCGGAAAGTACCCGTTTGAATACCTTGCCGCTCTCTTTCAAATTCCAGTAAATCTCGGCGCTCACCCTCTTGTAACGTCCAGAGGTGATCGCCTTATAAAGTACGTCAGGCACCTGAGTCACAGTGGCGATAAGTTTTTCACCGACTTTCTTGAGGCCCTTCACCCAGCCAAGGGCGGGCTGGCCATCTTCCAGGTGCATTTTATTGTCATGTGCAAGTTTCAGGGGCGGTTTGATTTTCTCCTGCAGCTCATAGAAAGCATGAACCATTTCGTTCAAGTCGCCCTCGGTGTATGCGTCTCCGTTCCAGATTCCGGTGCTGAAAACCTCGACATCGAACTCGTGGGTCTTTTCCTCAGTGGCATGGCTCCTGTTCCCTGCCTGCGTTTTCCTGTCTACCCACTGGCAATTTTTGGGTTCATAATTGCCATCGTTATTTGTCCGGTCGATTGTGTAACCGTCCGGTCGCGGCCCCATATCTTTCATAAAATCGTCAAAACTATCCTGCCAGCGTTGGCATACGGAAACCCCGCGGCCTCCGTATCTTGCATAATCCTTGTCATTGCTATTGACACAGCGTGACTTCATGGAAGTCCAGACCGAATAGTCTTGCTCTCTCGACATGGCCGCCGTTTTGCTCCATTTACCCTCTGCGTCCTTGGTCCATCCCGCGTTTTTCACGGCTCCCCAGCCGATCTTCGCCGCCATCTCGTCATCTCCGGGGGTCTTGCCTAGAGAACTATTCGCAGCATTGCGCCAGATTTCTTGTGCGCTCGCGGGAAGCACTTTCACTCCATCGGGCAAACTTTCTAATGTTGGGTA